TAATCCAGTCGTTGCCCTTCACCTTGAACTGGTGTATATCACACTCAAGCTCGTCTGGTCGCTTCGGTGCGTTTTTATAAACGATTTCTGTGGGTCTATCACTTTCGTCTTCTGCAAGTTGAACAATTTTTTTGAGCTCTAAAAACTCTTCGCTTGTAAAGTTACTCTTGTGTATCGCTACTTTTTCTTTAGACAAGCGTACTGCTAAATCATAAAATGGTTCTAAAGATACGATACCGTACATCTTTTTATCGGGGAAAGCAGCAACAGATTTTACTTCTTTCTTGTGCGCTTCTAAAATAAAATCTCTTACAGTCTCCCAAGTCGCATCTTCTGATAGAAGATATGTCACAGAGATTGAATTGTCTATGTGCTTAGCAACTCTGCTCATCAGGTCAAGCTTATCAAGAGCAGAAATCTGTGTCGCTGTTTTGAAGTTCAAGTTTTTGCAGTGCTTGTCAATTTTTGCAGCGATTTCGCTGCCCTTAGTTCCCTTCCAGTCATCTTTGATTGTGCCGCACTCCATTCCCACGGGAACGTCTATAGATTTCATATAATCATTGATTGCACCAGGAACTACAAAGTAATACTCATACTTTCCGCTGATGCGTGTTCGCTTCCAATAATATAAGCCGAATGCTGGTTCAATACCATATGAGAGAACTGGCTGACGAAACATTAGAGATAAACTTCCAGTGGGCGCAATTGCAGATGTCTCAACATTCCTCATATGTGAAAACTCAAGACCTTTTTTCATCATTTTTTGAACATTGAGTGCTGTTTCAAATTTGCTTCTATCAAATGCTTTGAATGAGCCCTTCTCTTTGCCGAGCGCTATAGAAGCTTTATACAGATTATACCTGTATTCTTCAACAAACTCTTCTATAGATTTGTTTCCATCCGGTGTGCCGTAAGACAGATTATTTTTGAATAGATACCCACATATATTTGTGATACCGGCACCAATTCTGCGTATTCCTTTGAGTGATTTGCAGTGGTCATCAGTTGGATAACGTTCGTCACGTATTTCCATTTCGACTACGTTGTCAAGAAAGCGGCAAATAGACGTTCCGATTTTTTCGAGCTCTTTTGAACGCTTTTCTTTATTTGTCGAGAATTGGCTGCAGTTTATGCTTGCTAAATCGCAGTTTCCCGAGCTGTCTAAAAATTCCTCACTACAAGCATTAGTTGATAGGATTTTGAAATCTACAGTGTCTGAATTAGAGTATTTTCGAGCTACATCTATATTCTGCACGCCTGGTTCTGCGTGTGCGTGCATATTTTTGGCAAGTTGCTCTAATAAATCTCGGGCTTTTATAGTTTTTGAAATTTTTTTACTGTCGTTTATTGTAAATGACAGCTCCCAATCTTTATCATTTTCATAAGCCTCATAGAAAGCGTCTGTGATTTGCACAGAAATATTTGCGTTCTGTATTCGTGTTCTATCAGATTTTACATTTATGAACTCTTCAATGTCCAAGCTATTATCACGTAATGAAAAAAGCATCGCTGGAATACGACCTTTTTGTCCTACTTTATACCCGATGCTATCAATGAACTCCATCCAGTGGATTGCACCATTAGAAACATTAGATGAGTTATTCACAGCTGCACCGCGTGGCCGCAACGCACTAAAATCTACACCGAGACCCTGTCTGTATGCAGCACACTTCGCTACATTCTTTGCTGTATCAAAGATGCTCTCAATTGTATCTTCTTTTAGCGGAAGTGTCGTGCAATTCATCAAGCTTATTTTTCGTGTGCTTGCAGCACCTTGCATAATGCTGCCAGCAGCAGACCACCAATCGTTATACATCTCGTCAAACCAGCGAGCTGACCAATACTTTCGTAGCTCTTCTGTTGCTTCACAAGAACTCACATAATCACATACACGTTTTAGAGCTTTGACATATGTTTCGTGCTCGTCAACAGCATACTTCATTTTGAATGCGTCTATAGAAAATGCGTTATTATGAAAATACTCTTCTGTCGTGATATCTTTGACATCTTCGTATCTTGTCATAGCTATATCATCTATAGCTCTTGCTCGTTTGACTTCTTTGCTTTCTTGAACAATTGATAATTCCATATTCAAGTTTCTCCGCTGATTATGCAGCTTCTAATTTGAATTTCTCAAATTTATCTCTTAGTGACATCTTCGTGATTTTTTCATCATTGTTTCTATCATTCTCAAGTATTTCATCAACATCATCTTCATCGTGCTCAAATAGCTGAATGTTCACAATTTCTGTGTCTATATGGGCTTTATAGAGCACACCATCTTTTCCGATTCTATTCTTTGCAAGATATACTCTGCCAGATTTCGTTGCCTTATCTTTACGAAGACGTGAAAATGTCAGAACAACGTCAGCAATTTGAACTTTTGCCCAGCTCTCACCAACATTATCGAGCTCAACGATTTCTGATGAACTTCCAGAACGATTGCTTTGTGAAACGGTCCATACTGGAACATTATGTTCTTGTGCGAGAGCTCTAAGTTCTTCATAAACATTCTCAAGCTCAAACCGTTTTGCTTCATAACCCTTCGTGCTCTTCATAATATCAGCATAGTCAACAATGACAAGGTCAGGCTTGAACTCTTTCCCTTCAAGAAGTTTTATGTGATTTTTCAGTGTTTGAACAGATGCACTCTTTGTAGGATAGCTTTTGATGTATAGTGCACCATTTGTTATGGATGGCATTAGTTCTTTGATGGCTGATTTTAGATTATACGCATCGTTCTGAGATACACCAGTCAAGCAAGCGTCATATCTGATGCCGATGTTTATATCTGAAAGTTCGAGTGTGTAGTGCAACACGTTGAACCCGTGCTGTAATGCGTATGCTCCAAGATGAACAAGTATCATCGATTTTCCTGAACCTGCGACTCCGATAATTGTCCCAAGTTCACCACGGCCAAGCCCACCGTTCAATACTCCCTGCTTGTCAAGTACTTCCCAGCCAGTAGGAACACAATTTCTTGTGAGACCCTCAGAATGTCTTTTTTCTATTTCGTTTTTATAGTCGTGCCCATAGTTTTTCTGATTGCCGAGCTCTAACGCTTTCTTGATTGTTCCTGCAACTTCATCATACTTTGAGTTCTTTATCAAATCAACGCAATCGAACAGTGCGTTTTTCAGCTTTTGCTTTTTGCAAAACTCTAAGGCACTTTCTTTCACATATTTTTCATCACCACCGAGCGGTTCCTTCTTAATTTTTACAAAAAATTCTTTGATTTGTTCTGCTAAAATGACTTCGTTCTCTGTCCCGAGTGCGTTGAACAATATAGACTTTAGTATTTTATTAGATGGGAACGCATTATATTTCTTATATTGTTCAAAATATTGATTAGAAATTGCTCTAAGATATTTCTGGTCGAAAAACTCTATATCAAGAACTTCAATCATCTGTTCAGCAAAGTCTTTGTCAATAATCATCGCTTGGACGACTTTTTCTTGATAAGCTTTACCAAAATTGACAAAACTGTCCTGCTGTCTTTCTTGACTTAGTTCCATATTGATGTGGCCCTTTAGCTGTTATCGAGATAATTGACGAAATGACGACAGAACACTTTCGAGATATGAAATGCTAATCTTGTATTCAATTAGTTTTTTCCTTATTCCCAAGATATCAATCTTTGGAGCATATGAAATAATAGCAGTGTCTATCTTACTTATTTGGTTCAACGACAAATGTTCATAGTCAAGTTTGATTAGAGTGTAATTTCTTTCTAACTTATTCCAATCATTTGTCAATACATTATACTTTTGGTCTTTTTTCTCTATCAAAATCGTTTTGAGCTCGTTCAATGTATCAAACTTTCGTTCTGCAAGCTCAGGAAGAAGCTTAGCAAACTTCACTGGCCCAATACCCTTAATGCCGTCTATGTTATCAGATGCATCACCAGTAATCGAACGATAAATAACAAAGTTTTCTGGAAGAACTCTGAATTCATTTACTATATCATCAGACTTGATAATCATTTTCTTTCCGAGCGAATAAATTTTTGTTTTCTCTGAAACAAGTTGATAGAAATCTTTGTCTGAAGATATTATGAGCTTATTTATGTCTTTTAACTTATTGACAACATAAAAGATTATGTCATCTGCTTCACAATTATCTGCATAGAGTTGACAAACGGGAAAATGCTTTAGAAAAGCAACAAGTGATTGAAGCTGCCATATTTTATTTTTGACATCATCTTCATCCTTGCTTGACGCAGTTGTCAGGAACGGTTTGCGTTGTGCTTTATACTCTGGATATAATTTTCGCTTGCGAACAGACCCGTTTGCACCATCCCAGCATACAAAAATCCCATCAGGGTTGAATTTATTTATCCAACTCTTAACACAATTCAAAAAGCCAACTATGCCACCGCATTTTTCACCAGTGACAGTAAGTGATTGGTCAACTGAAAAACTCCTTATAAAGACGTTCGTATCTACAGCCCGTCAATTATCAGAATATTCTGATATTGACGAGCTTCTTCTCCTTTCATTGTTTTCATGTTTTATGCCCTGCTTGTCAGAATTATTTTTTTATCTGGCATTTGTCTGATACCTGCCATCATATTTGGCATATACATTCTATATGCATCTGATGATATTACTTGCTTCACATACTTTCTCCAGAACAAATCTGGGACTTTGATGTCAAGGTCTAACGACTTACTTTCAACTAGCAGCTTCACGTGCGGAAATGGTTCAAGCCCATTGATGTATCTCTTGTCTATAATGCCAAGCAATGCTTTTCTTTCTATTATCGTCAGATAATTCACGTTTATCCCGTGAACTTTACCATTGTACAGCGGTGAAACAATGACAATGACAGGAGATTTGTCGCTTGTCCCGAGCTTGTTATAAGCAAATGTTATGACTTCACCCGGGTTGAACCGTTGACCAATCATACATCAAGCTCCTGTAATGCATCGTTAGTTGGAACGTTCTCTGTATCTGTCATCTCTTGCATTGAGTAATGTTTTGTCAGAATAACATCAAGTATATTATCAAAATATGGCTTGAGCTCTTCTTTTTCAAAGACTTCTTCTTTCAAATCTTTTTTGTAAAACTTTTTTATGTATACGCAGTCACCACTATCGTTTACAACAGATACTTCGTGCCACTTGCCATTTTTTGCAGTAAATTGATATTCTTTGCCGTCGTGCTTGAACTTGACTGGGCTTGACTGCACCATCTTGTCATATATTTGATAATGCTCAGTTACTCCTTTGTAGAACTCTATTGAGAATGTACAAGTTCTAAATGGTGGGCTTATTTTATTCTTGA